TATCAAATGTTTTACCTGTTAATCCGTGTATAATAGCAGCATAAATATCCTCACTTGAACCACTTTCAGGGCTGTATATTAAATGTTTTCTGCCATACTTAACACTTAATGATATTAGCAATTGAAATAAGAACTCTGTTTTACCCATTTTAGGGTAACCATAAATAATTGTTGTGCCAACAGGTTTTACTCGGTATAAAGGATTTAAAGTTTGAAACCCAGTATCTAATAATTCATCTGAACTATTTTCTCTTAAATGTAATATTTTATCATTTACATCAAATAATCTTTTTATAGTAGCCATTAGTAAATAATTATTTTAGTCTTGGTTTCAGTTGGTGCAGATAAGTATAGTGCTAATTTATCCGCACGTGATATAAATTCAGGTGTTAAGTATTTAGGGTTTTCAATATGAAACTTATCTTTACTGCAATTTATTACTGCTTTGCAAATATCTTCTTTTGTGTACCCTTCTTTTATTCGTGCCTTAAAACTTTTTTTAGTAGCTTCAGGTATTGATTTAAAATTTCTATTTGTAGTTTTATTAAACCAATTTAAAAATAAATCAAAATTAAAATCCTTATGTATATCTTTTACATTTACATTATCATTAACAGTTAATTCCGTTGCAACGATTTCAACGTTCGTTAATTCCGTTAACTCTTGTTCTTTTTTAAGTCTTCTTGCTTCAGCACTTTTTTTACCTGCATCTGACCATTGTTCACGTTTACCTTCATACTTTTCTAAATCTCTTTTAAGTTGTCTTTTGATAGGAATAAATGCAACATTTACAATAGGGTTTTCAGTAGTAGGTTGTTTATCATTTACATATTTAAGTATATGCTTAATTAATTTACCTGCTATTACATCTTCTAACTCATCAAATAATTCTTCATAATCTGCATATAGCAAAAAACCTTTTTTATTTTCAGCCATAATTAAAAAGGGTCGTTAGATAGTTTAGCAATTTCTCTTTTTAGTTCATTAACAAAACTAATTGCAGTTGATTTGTCTAAAAAAATAAATGATTCAGGAAATTTTTCAGTTTCACTTTTAAAAAAAGCTATTGAAATTTCAGTTTTACTTTTTCCACCCATAGAGTTTAATGGGTTTCCAATTTTTAAAGCACCATTTGCTTCATAATTACTTGATGAAGTAAATATTTTTTTTACCATAATTTGTAAAGGTTGTTAGATACCAGTAAACTATTAAAATGGAAAAGCCACAGATTAGGTTGTAGCTAACTGTGGCTTGTTCCTTTATATTTAACTTTTGGAAAATTAAAATTAGGAATGTGAATGGCTACAACCTCATTCAACTCTTGCAAATATAAATATATTATTTCATTTCAAAACACAAGATGTTAACAATTTATTATTTTATTAAAGTCAGTAAGTATTTTGTTGTACTTATTTATTACCAACTTGTCATAGCTTAATAAACTATCAACTGTTTTGATTCCGTGTATTACTGTTGTATGGTCTTTGCCAAGTTCAGGTACACAGCCTTTTTTTTTAGCCATATACAACTCACCTATTTCTTTTAAAGATAACGTGGTGTTTTCACGAACTATCTTCATTGATACTTGCCTTGCCTCGCATTGTAGCCTATGTCGTGTTGTAGCGATTAATGTTTCAATTGGAATTCCGTATTCATCTGCACATAGCTTTACTATTATTCGTGCTAATTCATTGTCGCTGTTTACTTCTTTGCTCTTGCAAAATAAACTTACTACTATGCCAGTGTTCTGCTTTATTTTTCTTTCTGCTTCAAATATTATTTTGCTGATTATTTCTTGTTTTTCCATTTGTTATTTGTATTTTATTTTTAAAAATTCTAATTCTAATTCTGTCCACTTGTATACTCTTGTTTCTTCTGCTAATAGTTCCAAGTCTTTTACTTTTTGCTCACCTATTCTATTTACTAATCCTTGCCTATAATTGCTTTCATTTCCGTTTAAATATGTGTTACACTTCCTGCACTGCTTATGTACGTTTAATTCGTGAAATATTACACCACGATATAACTCTGCTTTCTTGTAGTGACCACCATCCCAAAGTTTAGTTTCTTTTATGCCACAACTGATACAAGGTGAATCTTTGTCTCTCATTCGTATCCACCTTTGAAATATAACCTTCACCTCGTTTACTCTTTGAGTATATGTCTTTAACTTTTGTAGCTTTACTTTCTTTTCAAGTTTTAAAATATTACTTTTTACTGGTTTACTAAATGCTAATTCAATCGCACATTTAGGAGTACAAACTACTTGTGTTGATTTATAAGGAGTAAACATTACCTGACAAACTTTGCACTTCTTTTCTTTCATATTAGTTTAAATTATTATGCTTAAACCTTGTTTCAAGTAATACAAATGTTTGGTTAGTTTCGTGTGTTGTAACTTCGCTAACATCTTCTATGGCTGCAAAAGTTATCATTCCATTTGAGTTTGCAGTAACTTTATACATAACTTGTAAATCGTGCTGCATATCTTCTAAAATTTCAATTAAGTCTAATACTGTCATAGTTTTTTGGTTAAGCAAGGCAGCGATTAACTGCCCTGCTGTTTAAATTAAAATGGTAAAGATTCAAATGCTTTGCTCAAACTAATAGCATTGATGTTATGATACCACTTGCCATTAAATTCTCTACTATCCACACTAAATTCTACTTCTACTTCACCACCTACTTTGTGGTTCTGCAACTGGTCTTGTTTCATCAATGTAAAACAAATTAATTTAGGGTATTTAGGGTCAAGTGTTTCAATTACAAACTCTGACTTGTTCCATTCTTTACCTGCTTTTGATAAGCCTGATACTACTTCACCGATTTGGGTGATTTTTCCTTTTACTTTGTACATAACTATATTATTGGTTGTTTTAAAATGTTTATTAATGCATCTCTTTGCTCACTTGCTGCTGCTACTGCTTGAAGTATTTTTGCTTGAACTTCTAAATCTGCTTTTACTATTTTGTAAAATATCCGTACGTTTAAAGGTAAATCTATTTCAATTTTGTTGCCATCAAAATCATAGTTAGTTGATGTTAAATACCTTACTAAATAGTGATTTGTTACTGCAGGATACCCTAATGCTTCGTTGTGTTTAGTTAGCGACATCATTTGCATTTGCGCTTGGTAAAAGTATGCTTTAGGTACGTTTTGAAATTCAGGCTTACTATCGTTTATCATCATCATTTTTTGTTCAAAGAACTTTTCAGTTGGGCATTTTAAATCAATACTTGCAGTCATTACACCTTCAAAATCTATTAGTGCTGCATCAGGAGTCGAACCACAGTTTTCGTTAATTGGATAGTAAACCGAATCTAAATATATTGCGTTTAATCCTGTTACCTCTATAAACGATTCTAAAGCCTCTAATTCGTTAATATTTCCGTGTTCGGTATGTTTACTACTAAAACTTTTTGCATAGCCTTTAACCGCCTCTATTGCTTTATCCATAATGTATGAATCTCTCGTAGCACCTTTGCCACCCACAAATAAATTGTGGATGGTGGATGCTGTGAATTTACCGAGTCTATCGCTACTTAACATTTAACAAATCCTCCACTTCTTTTGTAAGGTGATACTTTGCTTTTACCTTGTTAATGTCGCCGCCATTCTTTACATAGTCTAAAGCATCGTTAAATCCTTGTGTGTTTTTAGCCAGTGTAGGTTTAGCATCTGCTTTTGGTTTTACTGCTGCATTCCCATCATCATCTTCGCTACCTAAATTAACCATTGATTGTAAACCATATCTTCTTGCATAGCTTAATCCACTTCCGTGCGATTGTGCATCGTTTTGTTTAGCACAAATAATCTCGGTGTAACCTGCAATCCATTCGCCTGATTCGTGAATTAAAAGTGTTTTTACAAATGGTTTTCCATTTATTTCAACTGTTGGTTGCATTGCACATATTCCGTTTTCATTTAGTGCAGGAATACAAGCCTCACGTACTGCATTGATGTCTGCATACTTGCTTTTAAAGAAAGGGTTTGTTGCTGATTTAACAGCATTGCTCATTGATGTTTGAGACTTTACTAATGCTTTTGCAATTAGTGTAATTTGTTCTGATTGATACTTTAAATTTTCCATTGTTTAATTTGTTTTCTTGTTTGTTCTAATTGATTTCTATAAATACAGATTTGTTCTGAATACTTATCGTGTTGCAATATAACTTTTTTTGTTAATATATTCTGCAAAAGTATTATTATTTCTTCTTCAAGTTCTTGAATTTGAGATAATAAAAATTTTTCGTTATGTTCTAAATCTGATAATTTCATTAGAATAATTCTTTTAAAACACAGTCATATACAAACTCACTATTGCAGTTCAATTCTTCTATTTCTGCATCGGTTAATTCAACTCCATCTATTTCTGCTGATACTATGTAAGCATCGCAAAAGTCAGGATAATCACTGGTGTCTATTCCACCTAATTCTATGTTACTTATTTTGTCTAATTCCATTGCTGTGGTTGGCTAATTAAGTTAAGTGTTGTTGTGATTGAGTAAAGTAACCATTGCGCTTGTTTTGTTTTTAAAATATTGCGTTCATTTATTGCAATGTTGCGTAAACGGTT